GTTGCTTTTGAAGGTGAAATCTTCATCAAAGTAAACATTTTTGGCACTATAATTACCATCAAAAGCAACCCACTTCTCACCATCATAGCGATAAGCAGTATGCTGATACTTCTGCTCAATTGTTCTGGAAGGATTCTCTGCGGCGGCCGCATCAATAACATCCTGAGCAATAATGGCTTCTTTAACGATAGCAACATCATGAGAATTAGGAGTAACACCATTAAGGGCAGCGGTAATTGCCGCATTATGGTCTCCACCTTTGACGACAGAAGCTTCGTAAACATGAGCATCTTCACCACCGAAGTAGCTTAAATTTTCCCATGTAGTTTCGCCGTCACCAACTTTCATCTTGACCTTGCCGCCTACAGCGGATGGGTCAAATTCAATACCGATTTCACCTTTTAGTAAAATCGCATCTTTAGCTTGTTCCCAAGCACTAGTTTCATCATTACGAAGAACTATTCTTGTATTAAGTGTTTTTGGATCAATTGCCATTAGCATCTCCTCCATGTATTAAATCTATAGACAATTCATTTACACCTTGAGAAATTTTTTCATATTTCATCTTGGTTGAATGCCATTGATAGATTGCTTGTTCATCTTCGGCTTTATAAAGTATATCTTTATCACCAATTGATGGAAAACCATATCTAGTTGAAGCGGTAAAAATATTTCCACCAACATACGGTAATTCGCTCCAGGGAGTTATTCCATCACCAATTTTAAAATTATTTGGCCCTGTTGCATCTTTAACAAAACCAGGCTCACCAACATCTAAAACATAATCTAATTTTTCCCAAGTGGAGAGAGAAGCACGTTTAAATTGAATTAAATCAGCCATTAATTACCTCCACTTATGCGAGTTCGTCTAAATCGCCACCGTCCCAATTTCCATCTTGGCCGCCGCCACCAGTGTTTCCACCGCCGGAATCATCACCGCCAGAAGAACTAGAACCTCTTGGTTGTTTTACCCATTTATTGGCGCTATTTAATACATAGAAATCACCAGTTGAAATAACACGACAAGTGCTTCCCATTGGTACTAAATAGAGATCAATTTTGGACAAATCTGAGACTGTATCGCATTCAAAATGTTTAAAAGGGATATTTGGAGTTTTTCCATTTCTTTTTAAAATATAAGCCATTTTCTTACACTCCAATCTTTTTTATTTAAACTCGTATCCAAATACGATCTTTTGTAGACACATTTCCACTACCCCAAGTTTCTTGAGAAGGAAAAGAAGAAACTATACCAACGCGGCGGTCAGCAAAGAAAAGTCTTTCAAAGAAATTCATTTTGCTGACTTTGCCATTTTTACCAGAACAAACCCAATCACCAATTCTAAATTTAGAAATAGGTTTATCGGTGTAAGCAAGCACTCTACCGCAGACTGCAATTGGGACATCAGTTTCGTTAATTTTTCCAATAGAAAAACCAAAAGTATCTGATACAATCATTGGAAGTTTTTGAAGGCGTTTAACAGAAATATCTACCTTTCCATTACCTTCTTCACAAACGCAATAACCTGGTTTAACCTGTTGAATAGTCTCGCGATACTCAGCATAGTCGTTCCAAATTGCACCACTGATTGAATCAGCATTAAGTGTTCCTTTTATACCAACACCGCCAGCAACAGTCAAAGCGCCACTTGAAGTATTAAATGAATCATTAGTTCCAAGAATTGACAAAGTATTTAAATTAATGTCTGATTCACTTGTGTAATTACCCCAAGTTTTTTGGTCAAAAATTGCTGCAGTTTCTTCTGAAGAGATGGCAATTTTTAAACTGCCATCTTCTTCGTTCATCCACATTTTTCCTTTTTTAAGAGAATCTGGAGTCTCAGAAAGTGACTCGATACAAAAATTTTTAATTTTATTATTATTTACGTTTAAGTCACTTGCTAATTGCATAAAAACCTCCAGATTTTACATTACTACTACTCTATAAGTTCCAGCTGTTATTTCATTAGAACTAATTAAATATATTCTACATTCATTTTCATTAAATAAAGTAACATCACACATAACTTGTTCATACTTTCCATCAGCTATTTTATAAACAATAACCTGAACATCCATATTGTTTAAATTATGAAGTATTCTCCAAGTTATAGAATTGTTACTATCAGGATTTAGAACTGGATTAAATTCAGCATATCTAGTTGCAAGTGGCGCGGACCAAGTTCCTGTACTGTCAAGATATTTCTTCGTACCAGAAGGAGGGGCAGGAACAAGACCAGAGGTTCCTATTAAACTATCAGTTGCACCTTGAAAAACATCTTTATTAGATTCAAGAATTGACCAATCTTCTTTAGCAACAATTTCGCCCTCTTGTTTAGCAACTTTTGCTATAAATACATCGCCAACTTCGCAATTATAATCGAAATATGTACCAGCTTCGCCAATATAATACATATCACCAATATTATAAGGAGCAGCAATAGAATTAGAACTATCAAGAATGCCTCTAAAAACTATACCCTGAGTTATACCAGAAAGTTGTTCAGTAACATAAAGAGCAACAGCATTAGAAGTAGGAATTTCAGTAGAATCTTCACTTAAGAGAGTTCCCTTCACTGAATAACCACTATCAACTAGAGAACCATCAGCGGTAAGAGAAGGAAGATTTCCTTCGACAGCACCAGAAACTTTGGAAATTAATCCAGAAGTATCAGCTTCTCCACTTCCACCAGCTTCGATATCAGCAATTTTTATACCACTATCTTTTAAAGCGCCATCAGCGGCAAATACCACTATATTATCTACTTCACCAACTACTTTTTCTACTTTAGAATCTGCAGTAGTTTGTGCTGCAGCAGCGGCTGCGACTGCATCATCAGCAGTTTTTTGAGCAGTACTTACTGCGGCAGCAGCAGCATTAGCGGCACCTTCTGCACGATTGGCAACTTCTTTAGCTTCATTAGCAGATGTAGAAGCTTCATTAGCAATACCTTTTGCTTCATTTGCTGCAGTAGTAGCAGAATTAGCAGTAGAAGTAGCAGTTTGTGCTTCTGCTACGGCATTATCAGCGGATGCTTTTGCTTGCCCAGCCACTTCAGAAGCTGATTCAGCAATGGTCTCCGCATTATCAGCCTTACTAGCAACAGCGGATAAACCATTTTCTTCACTATTAACAGCAGAATCTAAATCATTAACAGCTTTACGAAGTTCTGTAATATCAGTTTCAGTTAAAGTACCATTACCATTACCAACAACTTTAATATCATTAACATCTTTTAAATATTTAAAAACACCTTCGGTTGTATTAAACCAAAGTTGACCTTTCTTAGGATTAGAAGGATCAGTGGCAACATTTTGAATTACAACATTTTGTAATTCATTACCATTTAAATTAATATTAGTTAAAAAATTCATTTACATTCTCCTTTGCATAAAAATTAATTTAGATAAGCAATTCCACTAAATTCAGCAGAAAAATGTAACTCCAAATTATTATTATCTATATAAACAACTTCCCCCATCACTTTACTATTCGCACTATCAGTTACAGTAACGGAAGGTTTTTTGTTTAAATTATGTTGGATTTTCCAAACTTTATTTGGAGAATTTTGTCTATGTTCAAAGTATTTATCTTTTAATTCGCTATTTAATTTCTCAGATAGAGCTTCTATATTTATATATATAACACCATCTTCTGAAATAGTTAAATCTTCACTAATTTTAACTCCACCTAAAGTAGTATCACTAGCAATAGGGAGTTCATAATCTTTTGAAGAATTGCCGCCAGTTACAATAATGTGACTAACATTACCACGAATGGGGCCATTACAACTATGCATCTGATATACCCCCTATTAAATTTTTGATGTAATACCAGGACGTATTTCAAGAATACTACATTCTACTACAGTGTAAAAATCACCTTCAGCAGTTTGAAGTCCAACATCATAATAATATTTGTCAAATACAAAATCTTTTGTATCTTCAGGTTTGATTTCAAAAATATAACCACCGAGATTAGGATTATAATCATCTTTGGTTAATTTTTTTAAAAATTGATATTTTTTGTGTTCTGGAAACCGTTTAACTCCGAATAAGAGTACATCGCCTTCGTCCATTTCAAGCCTATCGCCTAAAGCGTCAGTTAACTTCACGCTAAACGGAAAACTAGTGCCACGAACAATTGACAAGTTTTGCATATCGGCCTCCTTTTTGTATGCGCTATAACTTCTATATTATAAGTCAGAGAAAGAGGAAAAAACTCTTATTTTTTAAAATTGGACTTTTTATGAAATTTATGGTATAATAAATTTATCTTGATAAGAAAAAAGAAAATTTATTATAAAGTTTAAAAATTGAATAAATAATAAAAATGTAATATAATAAAGTAAAGTAGAAAGGAGATTAATGTGATGGAAATTTCAATCACAAAGAAAACCATACAAGAAGTTATTCGTTTTATGGAAGAAGAAGGTTTAGTAGCCCATATGAATGATGCTGGTCTTTCTTTCGCGGCAATGGCTTTTATTCTTACTGAACTTTCTCAGGCTTGTGACAGGGCTATGGAAAAGTTGGAGGAAGAAGATGACGAAAACTAATTATACAGCAAACGATATTCAAACCCTTGATTTTCGCACCGCTATTAGAACTCGTATTGCGATGTATATGGGTAGTGCTGATAACCAAGGTGTACTTCAATGTGTAAGAGAAATCATCACAAACTCCATTGATGAAGCAACAATGGGTTTTGGTAATAAAATTACCATTGAACTCTATGAAGGTAATAAAATTAAAATTTCTGATGAAGGCCGCGGCTGTCCATTCGGAAAACGTGCTGATGGCACTGAAGCTCTTGAAGCAATTTATACAATGGCACACTCTGGCGCAAAATTCGATGATAAAATTTTTCAAAATGTTGCGGGTATGAATGGTATTGGCGCAAAAGGCGTTGCACTTTCGTCTGACCACTTTCAAGTTTGGAGTTGGCGCGAGGGTCAGTGTGCGACCTTAAAGCTTGAAAAAGGTATTAAAACTCTTTATGAAGAAAAAGAAGTAAAGAGTCATAAATCTTTAACTGGTACCGTTGTAGAATTTATTCCCTCTCAAGAAGTATATAATCTTGAACCTGTAAAATTTGATTTTGAAGAAATTAAAAAGATGTGCCGCGATTGGTCTTATCTTTCTAAAGGTGTATCTTTTATTCTTCATAACCATATTACAAATGAAAAAATTACTTACCTTTCTAAAAATGGACTTATTGACCTTATGAAAGAGAAAAGTGATAAGATGCTTCATAAAACTCCTCTTTCCATTTCAATTAATGAAGATGGAATTGAAGCAGAGATTGTAATGGGGTGGACAAATAATCGCTCTGAAATTTGGCATGTATTTACTAATGGTCTTGAAAATTCCGAAGGCGGCACCTCGTTAACTGGTATTAAAACTGCACTTACAAATTTCTTTAAAAAGAAGCTAAAAGGTGAAGCACATCCCGATGTTCTTCGTAAAGGACTTTTCTACGCAGTAAGTTGTAAAGTTCCTAATCCATCTTTTGCTAATCAGACAAAGACAAAAGTAAACAATCCCGAACTTCGTGGTCTATGCCAGCGCGCCACTACCAAGATGCTTGAAGAATTTGAACTGCGACATAAGGATGAATTTGAAAAAATTCTTGAACTGCTAACTAAAGAACTCAAAGCAGAGGTTGCCGCGGAGAAAGCACGTAAGCAAGTTCTTGAAGCAACAAAAGATATTGAAAAAAATCAAAAGAAAAAAGTTTTTGCTTCTGATAAACTTAAAGATGCAGAATTCCTTGGACAGAACTCAACTCTTCTCATTGTAGAAGGTGATTCTGCGGCCGGTGGTATGGCAAAAGCTCGTGATTATACTAAATATGGTATTCTTGCTATTCGTGGTAAAATTTTGAATTGTCTGGCGCACCCCGATGAAAAGATTTTCCAAAACGAAGAAATCAAGCTTTTGTTAAGTGCGATGAACATTAATCCGAATAAATATGATGCAAGTAAATTGCGTTATGGAAAGATTGCCATCTGTACTGACGCAGATAGCGATGGAAGTCATATTGGTCTGCTTATTATGGCGGCTCTTCATTATTTGGCTCCCAAATTCATTGAAGAAGGACGACTTTGTTGGTTGCGGTCGCCACTCTATATTGTAAAAAATGGTAAGAAAGAATCTTATTATTTCACTGATGAAGAATTTAATGCGGTTCGTGGTAAGGTAAAAGGCGAAGTACAAAGAAATAAAGGTCTTGGTGCTTTGAGTCCTGAGCAGGCGCATATTTCAATGTTTACTGATGAATATCAGAGAATGGATGTATTGGAATGGTCTCCTGATGCGATTCAGTTGCTCGAACAGCTGATGGGTGAAGATGTTGAACCAAGAAGAGAATTTGTGTTTAATGAAATTGATTTTTCAGAGGTAAGGGAATGAATCAAATTTTTGTTAAATTTATTCGAAATGATATTGATGATGATACTTTAACTCACCAAGTAAATTCTTTTTTAAAAAATCATCAAAATTATAAAGTTAAAGATTTTCAATACATACACCCTGAAGCAGCAAAAATAACTGAATTTTTAATGGTTCTTTTTGAGGTAGAAGATGAGTCAAATTGATAATTTACAAATTCTTATAGATACTCTTCAAAATGTTAAGCAAGAAGAAATTAAAAGGCAAGAAGATGAACAAGTTCTTCATAGTAGATTGGCTTGGTTAGAATCTGAAACGGAACGCCAAGTTCGTTTCATTCAGCAACTTCATTCATTAACTGAAAAATATCTAGACCATACTTTATAAAAAAGCAGGACAATAACTCGTCCTGCTCTCTTCTTTTTTATAATAATTTAAGGGGAAAAATGAAAAACTGTATTGAATGTCAAAATTATAAGGATAATAAATGTTATCCGCCAAATGAAAATTATTCTTTTAGAATAGTTAACCCCTATTCAGAAGATTTTTGTCCTATTTTTAGAGATAAAGAAGAAAAACTTGAAAATAAAGAAAATTTAGAATATAATATAAATAAAGACGAAGAAAGGAGAGAAGAATGAGCGAATTAACTCCAATCATAAAAGAATCAATGGTTCAATATGCAGGCGCTGTTCTTCAATCGCGCGCTCTTGTTGATGCTCGTGATTGTCTAAAACCATCTGCGCGCCAAATCTTTTATTGTCTTTATGATGATAAATTTACATCAGATAAACCTTTTAAAAAGACTCTTAAAGCTATTGGTTCTGCAATGAGAATGTATATTCATGGTGATTCTTCTTGTGAAGGTATTATCATGCGTGCAAGCCAGGGGTTTGCAATGAGATATCCTCTTGTGGATGTTGAAGGTAACAATGGCAACATCATGTTAAGTGGCAACTGGGCAGCTTCTCGTTATACTTCTGCCAGACTCGCTCCAATTGCTAATAATTTGTTTGAAGATATTGAAAAAGAAACTATTGATGAATGGCGAGATAATTATGACGATACTGAACAGTATCCAATGTCTTTGCCATCCAAAGGTTTCTATAATATTGTAAATGGAGCTTTTGGAATTGGTGTTGGTGCAGCAAGTAGTATTCCACAATTTAATATTGTTGATGTTAATAATGCATTAATCAAACTTCTTTGGGGAGAAGATTCTTTTGAAGAACTTTATTGCCCACCAGATTTTGCAACAGGTGGAATTCTGCTAAACGAAGCGGAAGTAAAAGAAAGTTTGAAAAAAGGAACTGGATATGCTTGTAAGTTAAGGTCAGTTATTGATTTTGACTCAAAGGAAAGATGCTTAGTTATTACTGAAATTCCTTTTGGAGTTTATACCAATACTATTTGTGGAGAACTTGAAAAACTTCTTGAAGATGATGATAACCCCGGAATTGATAAATTTAATGACTTGTCTGGTGTAAATCCATTAATCAAGATTTATTTATCCAAGAAAGCGAATCCCGATAAGGTTATTAAGTTCCTTTACAAGAACACTTCTCTTCAATCTTTTTATTCAATCAACATGACGATGCTTGAAAATGGCCGTTATCCCAAAGTATATCCTTGGGTTGCGACACTTCGAGCACATCTTGAACATGAAAAGATTGTTTATCGTCGTGGATTTGAATTTGACTTAAAGAAAATTGAAAAAAGATTGCACATTATTGACGGTCTTTTGATTGCTTTAGCAAGTATTAATGAAGTTATTCAGACAATTAAATCCTCAAGTTCTACCAAGGAAGCTAACGAAAACTTACAAAAGAATTTCCTTCTTGATGAAGTTCAGGCTAAAGCAATCCTTGATATGAAGCTTTCTCGTTTGGCAAAATTGGAAGTTAAAAAACTTACTGACGAAAAGACAGAACTTGAAAAAGAAGCAGAAAGGCTTCATGCAATTCTTGAAAATGAAAATCTTCTAAAGAAAGAAATTGAGAATGGGTTAGCGACCGTCGCTAAAAAATATGGTGATGAGCATCGCACAAAAATTCTTAATATTGAAAGTGAAGATGATGAACCCACCGAGATTCGTTCTCTCCAACTTTCTCTTTCCAATAAGAATAACATTTATCTTTCCGAAGTTTCTTCGCTTTACACACAGAAGCGTGGCGGCGTAGGTAATAAAATCAAACTTGAAGCAGGAGAATATATTAAATCTTCTATTAGTATTGAAAGTAATGATACTGTATTATTCTTTATGCAGAATGGTAATTATTATCATTACAACGCAGCCGCAATTCCAATTGGCGAAAGAGTGCCGGCGCAATGTTTGTTCGCAATGGAAGATTGGGAAAATATTTGTGCTGTAGCTTCACTGAATAAAAAATCAGAAAAAGAAAATATTCTTTTCTTTACTAAAAATGGTATTGTGAAGAAATCACTTCTTTCTGAGTATAATACAAAGCGTTCTACCGCAATGAAAGCACTTAATCTTGATGCAGGTGATGAAATTATTAGTGTAATTTTCACTAATAAAGAAAAAGTTGGATTGCTTACCGAAATGGGTAATTTTATAATTATCGAAACAGATGATATTCGTCCTATTGGACGAGTAGCTCGTGGAGTAAAGGCAATGAAACTTAATGATGGAGATTACATCATTAGCGGCCGACCGATTCCTACAGCGACAAAATTCATTATTTCTGTTAGTGGTGAAGGTTTAATCAAGAAAACTCCTTATTCTGAATTTACAGTACAGGGAAAGAACACAAAGGGAGCGAAGCTTCAAAAGTTAACTGATGGTGATTGGATGGCAGATTTCATGCCATTGGCCGCAGAAACCGAAATTCTAGTTAATGCAACAACTTCTTGTATTAAGATGAATGTTAATGAAATTCCAGAATTCGGACGTGGTGCACAAGGTAATAAAGCAATTAAACTTACGGCAAAAAATAATGTTGTAGGACTAAGTTAATTATTAAAAAATTCAAAATTTCATAGGTTTGAAAATTTGAAAAGTTTGAAAAACCATGATATAATATATACAGAAAGTGAGAAAAAGCTTTCTCAATAAATTATAAATCAAAAAAGTTAATTAAAAAGGAGAATTAAAATTATGAAGCTTACTGAAAAGTCTATGGAAGTTTTTACCTACGTTAAGGAAAATGGTGGTCGTGTTTCTATCCCCGAACTCGCAAGTGCTCTTGGTCGTACCGAGCGTTCTATTGGTGCTAATGTAACTGACCTGAAGAAGAAGGGTCTGGCTGAACGTGATAAGGTTGCTGCTGAGGCCGAAGGCGAAAAGGACATCACTTACGTAGTTCTCACTGACGAAGGCAAGTCTTTTGTTCCCTCTGATGATGAGTAATCATTAGAAAATAATATAAATATCAATCACTAAACCAAGAGTTAATTCTCTTGGTTTAGTTTTAACAACACTAACCAATTAAAAAAACTTTAACAAAACTTTAAAAAAAACGGAGAAATAAAAAATGCTTAAACAGACTGAAAATAGTGTAAAGATTGAAGGTATCCTTTCTGAAATTGATCTCGATTATGGTTCTTTCGTAAAGAACGGTGCAACTGTTGAATCTATTGGTGGTACCATTAAGGTTCAGGTAACTCAGAAGATTAATGGTGAGGATGCTATTCTAGAAGTTCCCGTACATATGTTTGCTTCTAAGCTTACCAACAAGGGTACTCCTAATCCTGCTTACGAGTCTATTGAAAAGATTAAGACTAGTTATGTAAGCATCGCGGCCGGTGGTATTGATGCTGCCGATCGTGTTCGTATTACTGGTGGTAGTATTCAGATGAATGAATATTACAATCAGAATAGTCAGCTTGTTTCTTTCCCCCGTATTAGTGCTTCTTTTTGTAATCGTATTAAGAAGGAAGAATGTGCTCCCGAAGCTACTTTTACTGTTCAGCTTGTAGTTCTTTCTAAGGGTTCTGAAGTTGATAGGGATGGCATTGAAACTGGTCGTTACTTTGTAAAGGGTGGTATTGTTCAGTACGGTGGTAAGGTTGATATCGTAACTTTCTATAGCACCAATAAGGGTGTTATCACTGGTATTGATACTTATTGGAATGAGCGTGATACTGTAAAGGCAAGCGGTCGTCTTAATTTCACTTCTAAGACCGAGGAATTTGTTCGTGAGGTAGACTTTGGTGAGCCTGTTGTTGAAAAGCGTACCGTTTCTGTAAGCGAACTCCTTATCACTGGTGGTTCTCAGACTCCTATGGAGGGTGATTTCGCCATTGATTGGTCTGATATGGAAACTGGTCTTACTGAACGTCTTGCTCGTCTTGAAAAGCAGAAGGAGAAGGATACCGCACGTGCTGGTGCTAAGACTAAGAGCGCACCTGCGCCCACTAGTTCTAAAGCCGGTCAGGACCTTGGTTTTTAATTAATAGGAGGGCATAAATATGGCAATTGATATTCTGTCACTGAAGCCCACTACTATTAGTCGTGATCTTAAGGGTAAGTTTGTATGTATTTACAGCTTGCCCAAGGTTGGTAAGACCTCTATGGCTTGCCAGTTCCCTAAGAACCTTCTTCTTGGTTTTGAACATGGTTGGAACGCTATTGCTGGTGCAATGGCGGTAGATATTACCAAATGGGCCGATTTTAAACAGATTCTTCGTCAGCTTGAACAGCCTGCCGCCCGTGAGATGTATGACACTATCACAATTGATACTGTCGGTCTTGCTTGGCAGATGTGCGAAGATTTTACTTGCGCACAGAATGGTGTTCAGAAAATTGCAGACATTCCTTGGGGCGGCGGTTATACTGCTTGTAAGAAGGAATTTGAAAATAGTCTGAGAAAAATTACTCAGCTCGGCTATGGTCTTGTAGTAATTGCTCATGTTGAGCGTCGTGTAGAAAAGCGTGCTGATGATAGCGAAGTTGAAATCCTTGGCCCTGCTATTCCTAAGCGTGCTTATGAAATTGTTAATCAGCTGGTTGATATTATTGGCTACATTGACATTACTTGGGATGAAGAAGGTAATAGCGAGCGTTGGCTCTATACCCGAAAGACACCTACTGTTATGGCAGGAAGTCGTTTCAAGTATCTTGAGCCTAAAATTAAGTTCGGTTATAGCGAGTTAGTAAATGCCATTAGTAATGCTATTGATAAGGCTGAAAAGCTTGATGGCGCAATGGTAGTTGATAAGACCGAACGTATTATCGAAGAAACTCTTGATTATAACGCAATCCGCGCAGAAGCTTCTGCTCTTTGGAAGCAGCTTGTAGGCGAAGGTGAAAATGCTAATGCTGAAATGGCTAAGACAATTCTAAAGAAGGTTGAAATGATTTTTGGTAGAACTATGAAGCTCTCTGAAATCACTGAAGACCAGGTAGATTTATTTAATCTTGTAGTTATCGAAATGAGAGACTTGGTAAAAGCTTCATAACTTTTTCCATAAATGGAGAGGTAGATTGTTTTCAATCTACCTCTTTTAAATTTGACAAAATTCTGAAATTATGATATAATATAAATATACTAAAATTGGGAGGATTTATTTTGAGTCATATTGTAACTTGTCGTTGGTGTCATGAAAAATTTGATACAGATGAAATGTCTCCCGATGAATGGGTTGCAAGCGGTAAAAGTGGAAAAGCTTATTATCATAAGAAATGTTATATTGCAAAAGGGACACCTGGTGCGCAAAGACCAGAACGGGTTGACTCATCTGATGCGGAACTATTTAAACTTTATCTTGAATCTATTATAGATTTTATTGAAAGAGATTTAAGAAGATTTGATTATGATCCGGGCCGCATCGGTATGATGATGAAAGATTATAGAAAAAAATATGGATATACTTATAAAGGTATGTTTTTTTCTGTTAAGTATTTCTTTGAAATTAAAAAGAATTCTTGGGATAAAGCAAATGGCGCGATTGGTATAGTTCCTTACGTATATCAAGAAGCAACTGATTACTGGGTAGAACGTGAAGCAAAAGAATCTGGAATTCTCGCCAAGATTGAAAAACAAATTGCGGCACGAGCTGCGGCAGAACCAATTGTAATCAAGAAGAAACAAGAGAAGAAAAAGAAATATCAATATGATTTTGAGTAAAGGAGACTTAAATGGTTGATAAGAGTTGTATAATCCAAATTCTTGGTTCTCTTATGAAGCAGCCACAGTTTTTATCAGATAAAGAAAGATATAATCTGTCTCCTGCTGATTTTAAAAATAAGTTTCATCAATATATTTTTATAGCAATTACAAGACTTTATAATGATGGAGCGAGGAAAATTACACCCGTTGATATTGTTGGTGTATTTGAAAATAACCCCGGTGTTAAAACTGTTTTTGACCAGAATAAAGGTATTGAATATCTACAAGATGCTGAAGAATTTAGTGAACCCGAAAACTTTGAGGTTTATTATAATAGATTAAAAAAGATTAATTTGCTAAGAGATTTGAAGGGTCAAGGTATTGATATTTCAGAGTTTTATATTGAAGATTTAACGAATGAAAAAGCACTTGAAGTTAATTCTCGTTTTGAAGATTTAAAACTTGGAGATATTATTGCACAAATTAAAAAGAAAGTTCTTTGCCTTGAAGGTGAATATTTAAAGAATGATGTATCTGAAACACGAAGCATCTTTGATGGTCTTGAAGAACTATTAGAAAATCTTGCGGATAATCCAGATATTGGACTTCCTCTCCAGGGAGTAATGTTTAATGAAATTGTTTCTGGAGCGAGAAAAGGTGCATTTTATATCCGAAGCGGTGGTTCTGGTGTTTCTAAAACTAGACAGGCAGTTGGCGATGCTTGCCAGTTAGCTTTTCCTTTAAGATATAATGATTTTACCTGTGAATGGGAAAAATGCGGTTGTTGTGAAAAGATTTTGTTTA